GAAATCCGAACAAAAAAAGAGTCACCATTTCTGATGACTCTAATAAGATAATCTTATTGTTGCTTTTGCACGTAAGGCCATCTAGTTTAACGTCTATTGACAAAGACGATTCATTTATACCTCTTTACTCTCTTCACCAAAGGTAACTATTGGTGTGCCTGGTCTACCTTCAGATGTAAGAGTACCATCATTAACAAATGTTATTGAATCACCTGTGGTAAATGTTACTGGTTCAGTAACAATCTCATTGTTCCATGAGATAGCATCTGGAATATCAACACTACCTAAACTGATATTATAATCAGGGTCAAAGTCTAGATCTATAGAACCATCAGGAACTGTTACAACAGTATCTGGTTCATCATGAGAATGTGGTACTCTACGAGCAACACATTTAAGATTGGTATATGCTGCCAATATATCATCCAAGTCTGCTTCTGGAAGATCATTATCCAGTGCAATAGTTAATGCTTTTTTAGCTGAGGCAACAGCAGCATTTAAATTTGTGTGTAATCCGCAAGCCATAATTGTATCGTCTTTCCGTGTATTATATATCTGATTATATTCAATGTCAAGCTTCAAGATATGTCGAATTGTTTACACTACCGACTGGTAACTTAGGGAATGTATTAAAAGATAAACTTACCCTAGATGTATCTGTAAGATTTGTTGGTACATAATGATGTAATGTACTAGGGAATAATAATAAGTGACCTGGTATTGTAGGAACCTTATAACTGTCATTAAGAAACTCATTTGAAGGTAATTCCTGATTAGGTTCTGGACGTACAGGAAAAGGATCTATTCTAGGAGTATCAAATACTATAGGGCATTCCTCTGGGTCTGGACCTTCAAGATAGAACACACCACTAACCATACTATTAAGATGATAATGTTTTGGATGAGATTTATTCTTAAGAGTTTTATTTAACCATGATTGCTTTATTAAAATCTCATGATCAGTAATGTTCAATACATCTAAAACATATTTTGCCACTTGTTTATGACAAAAATCCCTTAAAGGTTTAAACGCTGGTAAGTCTAATACAAATTGATTAACTGTAGTATCATTAGACATAGAAGGTCTATACTCTAGCGATCTTGCTTCCAATATTAATGGTTGCAAATCATTAGGATACTCCACTATTAACAGTGGAGGATAAGCAAACATCATAAAGTATGAAAATTTATCTTCAGACATCAGGTGTTAATTCATTTTTATATTGTTCAGCCATTTCATGCAATTGATCAATTAACATGTCAACATATCTATCTTCAATACTTTCAGTGAAGTCAGTCATGTCATATTCAAATGGGTCGTTTAGATTATAGCAAGGGTCATACTTCATAGTCAACCCCCAAAATAATCCTTTCGCATATATCTACCAAGGATATTTGAATTGTAGAATGCTGGTTGACCATCATCAGTAGACTCAGTTAGTACATTATTTAGAAACAATTGTCTTGTCTCTTCGTAATTTACTTTGCCAAGGGTGGTATGGAGCGAGATGATTTCTCTCTTGAATAAGTCGTTCCCAAGTAACTTTCGATCTCCTTTAAGTTCTTCAGAGCTTCCGTAGTACTTCTTCCAGTCACTCTCAGACGTAACCCTTCTCTTACCACCTCTAGGTTTACGACGTTGTGTAAAGTACTTTCTGCCGATGTATTGTTTACCCGATTGCAAATTTGTAATACGGTAGACGAAACCGAAGAAACCGTTAATGTCGTTAGAAGTAAAAGTTGTACCCTGATAGGTCCAGGGGTTCTCATAACTTCCCTCAGAAGTTTCTGTATCTTTTTCATTAGTCGCACTCTCCGTCTTCATCATTTACTTGGGCGTAGGATTTTATTCCATCGCCACTATCTATACGATAAGCAGTGGTGTCTGAATAAACCTCTGCTTTTATCTCTGCGATTGCTCGTTCTAAGTCAGCAACTAATACTTTAAGATTTTCTCTTTGCATTATTCCCAATATTCATCTAAGTGTTCTAATACATTGAGCAGTATCCTCTGTGCTGCTCCTCGTTGTTTGTCATCCCATTCAGGATACCAACCATTGTCTAACCCAGTCTTCATCTTCATGATATGGGCTACCATTGTTACCTTATTCACTCTACCGTTCACTTCAGTTTACTCTGGAGTTCACTCCAGTCTGAATCAAACTTCTGCATACCCTGATCGGTTAGAATGTGGTCATACATTTTATTAAATATATCCCAAGGAAGAGTACAGATATCAGCCCCCACTCGAAAACACTTTGAGACTTGAAGAGGTTCTCTAATTGAAGCAGCGAGTACTTGAGTCTTAGAACCATGCGTTGTGAATACATCTGAAATTTCCTCCACTAATTGAATACCATCCCAATACTGATCGTTCAAACGACCTATGAATGGCGAAACGTATGTTGCACCTGCTTTAGATGCAAGTATTGCTTGGTTTGCTGAGAAGATAAGTGTAACATTAACTGCTACATCATCTTCTGATAGATCTTTACAAGCTTTAAGACCCTTACGTGTGCAAGGAACTTTAATAGTAATATTTGGTGCTATCTCAAGATAAGTATCAGCCATAGCTAACATATCTTCTACACTATCACCAACTACTTCTGCTGATACCGAAGCATCCCAAGGAAAAATAGAAGTTATCTCCTTAAGAACTTCCAAAGGGTTGTGACCATTCTTCAGCATAAGACTAGGGTTAGTTGTTACTCCATCGATTAACCCACTAGCATACGACTGTTTAATTAGGTCAACATCAGAGCAGTCAAGAAAAATCTTCATCACTTATTACAATTTCATATATTTATTATTACATAAAAAAAGACACCTGTCAATAAGGTGTCTTTATATAAGAATCGTGACTTACTTAAGCAATTGCTTTAGTAAACTTGTGTCCTCTATAAGAAAGAACAACTTCCTTCTGGTTAGAAGGACGATCTCTGTTGGTGTCGTACTTGACACCACGGTATGTGACTTGTGCCATTTGGTTTCTCCTGTAGGATTAGGTGTTTTTAATACCGTTCCTTCAGTCGGCTTTTGCGTCCCATGTACACTCTAGTCCTACTGCTTCCGTAAGATGTACTTGGTACATCTCCACTATCTCTTGTCTGGTTTCAGCACTAAGATTTCTCTCAGTCTGAGCACGATCTACCAGTTTTGATACATCGGCACAAGTTAATGCAGCAGCTATTAAAAATTCCATAGGATGAACGAGATCCGTTCCGAGTCGGCTTACTTGCGTCCCTTCTGGGATGAACGAAAGGGTATCTATTGATACCTACTGACTATTTATGTCAGAGAACCATTACAAAGTGGTTCATATTGATACAATAGCATTAGAAAGATGATTCGTCAACCCCTTCCTTCTGCTGTCTCTGTGACCACATGTGTCTTTCCATCTCCCACATTGCTTCTGCTGTCTGTGCTGGTAACTCATGCTGCCCTGCCTTGTCTAGTAATTCATCATACATCTCAGCACTATCAATGATTGCCTTCTGTAAGTCTTCCAACTTCCACTCTGGTTCAGAGGGAGAATCCTGCGAAGGTATCTTCTGTGACATCTTGTTTGATTCCTCCAACGACATAGCTTTCAATCTCCGTTTCTTGTGGTGCGTTTTGCTGACCCTTAGAATTGAGCCAGTGCTCAGTCCAAGGTAGTGGATTATTTCTAAGGGGTTGATCGTATATAGGCTTCAAACCTATTGCTTTCATTCTTCTATTAGCAATCCACTCAACATAATTATGCAACAATCTTTCATTCAATCCAATCATAGATCCACTTTGGAATAGGTAATCTGCCCATGCCTTCTCTTCATCCACACACTTCCTAAACATTTGAGTTACAGTTTCTTGTTCTTCCTCTGCTATCTCTTCCATGTCTGGATCATCTTTACCTTCTTTCCAATTCTTTAGTATCTGTTGGGTGAGTACAAGGTGTTGTGATTCATCTCTGGCGATGAGGGATAAGATCTTTGCGGACCCCTCCATGAGTTTGTTTTCACCGAATGCAAAGCTGCAAGCAAAAGAAACGTAAAAACGAATGCCTTCCAATATATTAACATTAGCTACTGCCTTATAAAGATACCTTTTTAAATCCTTCTTAGTCCATTCTGATGATGGTGACCCTCTGGATCCTTCTGACCACATATTACCTTGACCATACTCCTGTGCATAGTTTAAGAAGTCATCATAAGATTTAGTAACTGACTCTGCACGAGAAAGAATGTTATCATCTGTAAGAATAGTATCAAATACATCAGAAGGATCTGAGTATACATTCTTAATAATATATGTGTAAGATCTGGAGTGTATCATCTCCATGAACTGCCACACTTGCATACATGCTTCTAACTCAGGTAGAGAACAGTAAGGAGTGAAAGCCATACCAGGAGCACGACCTTGTACGGAGTCCAAGAGGATCTGATACTTAAGATTGCTGGTAAATATATGTTTCTGTGCTGCATTTAATGTCTGGTAGTCTGCTCTGTCTTTCTGTAAAGAAACTTCTTCTGGTCGCCAGAAGAAGCCTAGTTGTGTTTGTGTTAACTTGTCAAATATAGGATACTTAAACTTGTCGTATCGCTGGACTCCTAGTGGAGGACCAAAGAACATCTGTCCTTTGGATGTATCAGTCTTAGATGTATTAAAGACTGTCATACCTTTAATATCAGATTGCACAGGCATCACAATCACTCCCCTCAGTTGCAAATATATCGTCTAATAGATTAGTGATAGCAGTCTTATTCTCAGACTCTTCATCCTTCCAACCTATTGAATGTGCTGGTTCATCAAAGTCTGTCTTAGTATCATATGTATTCTGATAGTAAGAAGTCTTCCAACCATACTTGTATGTAGTTAAGAGATCTTGTGCCATTA